TTTTTACCACAGACATTTGTTCCATTTTCCATTGGCATGGATCGTGCCTTCGACCAACTCGAGCGGCTTGCATCCAACCAACTGACCTCAGTGAAATATCCACCTTACAACATCGTTGAGAACAAGGAAACGGATACTTTCACTATTGAAATGGCACTCGCCGGGTTCAGTAAGGATGAGGTTCTTTGTGCTTATTACAATGGGGTTTTGACTATCAAGTCACTTGACACTGTTGAAACAGTGAATGAATCCCTGAATTATATTCACCGAGGACTTTCAAAGAGAAAGTTTTCAAAGGAATTTCAGCTCTCAGATGACGTTGAGATTTCTGAAGTTACAATGTCTGATGGTATGCTTTATGTTCAGTTGACCCGGATTATTCCGGAGAACAAAAGGCGCAGAACGTTGGAAATTTTGTAACGTTCATGGGAGGGCTGGGATTTCCCCAGCCCTTAACCACTCAGGAGGTGGCGCATGAAACCAGAAATTGTATCGTTAGAANCAAAACGAAACGAAGTTAATTTAGATGAAAAGGTTGAAAAGTATTTTTATTGGTTGACTAATTATGGACATGAGGCTGCATCCGTATGGGTGCAAGGTAATGTAGAAGAAAACGATATACCAGAATTCAGTGTTCGTATTAAGAAGGAATTTCGAAAACACGGACTAAAGTAGATAATAGAGGATTATGAAATGAAATTGAGTGAGCAGACTTTAGATATTTTGAAGAACTATTCCACCATCAACTCCAATTTTTATTGCGGGGGTGGGAAGACACTGAGAACAATCTCCATCATGAAAAATATATTGGCTGAGGCTGATATTGATGAAGACCTTCCAGAATTCGGATTATACGATTTGTCCGAATTTTTGTCCACAGTATCGTTGTATGATAAGCCAAATTTGGACTTTGAAGATACTCATGTAACCATTACAAATGGTTCTGGGACAAATGTGCAAACAAAGTATTACTTTGCATCAAAGGATATTTTAACGGTTGCGGATAAGGATGTAACCCTTCCTGATGGTGAAGTCAATTTTCCATTGACAAAAGAAATACTAAACAAAATCCTTAAAGCTGGTTCAGTATTACAGGTTTCAGATATTATCTTGAAGTGTGATGGGGATTTGGTTAAGTTGGGTGTCTTTGACAAGAACAATCCAACCTCCAATTCTCATATGATTACCCTTGAAGATATGGATACTTCTGTTGAATATGAATTCTATTTTAAGATTGAAAACCTTAAAATGATTCCGGATAATTATGAGGTATCTATTTCCTCTGGTGGTGCTGCACATTTCACTTCTGATAAGGTCGAATACTGGATCGCATTAGAAGCAGAATCTAACTATGGACGATGAAACACTATTTCAATATATGCAAGATTGGGCTGCAAATGACTTAACGGATTTTGTAGATGACCATGATGAAGCTTTAGAACAAGAACATGGGGAATCGTTCCCCACTTCTTGGGTTGCTGTTTTCCATCAAGCTTATACCATTATGCGAAGCTCCGGGGTTCCAATTGAAGAAATGAAAAAGATGTTGAACAACCTTGAAGTCAACATATCAAAGGTAGAAACGTTTCGTGATGAAAATGTGACATTACATTAATTGAGGTTTTTATATTATGAGTGAGTTGTTTGTTGAGAAGTATCGACCGGCGTTACTTGCGGATTGTATTTTAGAGTCAAAGACAAAGGAAGTTTTTCAGTCTTTTATTGATAAGAATTCAATTCCAAATTTATTATTCTGTGGTTCTGCCGGGGTTGGTAAAACCACTGTTGCAATTGCACTTTGTCGAGAGCTAAAGTGTGATCATATTTTAATCAATGCCTCTGATGACCGGGGGATTGATGTTGTTCGTAATAAAGTAAAACAATTTGCATCCACTGTTTCGTTACTTAGTGGTGCAAAAAAGGTTGTCATTCTAGATGAAGCTGACAATCTTACTATGGATTCTCAGAAATCCCTGCGGGGAGTATTCGAAGAATTCCATAAAAACTGTCGGTTTATCCTGACTTGTAATTTCAAAAACAAGATCATTAAACCGATTCATTCTCGTTGTTCCGTAATAGATTTCTCCCTTCAAGCTTCCACTAAAGTTGACATAGCAAAAAAACTTTGTAACCGAGTTTATTCTATTTTGGATGACGAGGGGATTGAGTATAATAAACCAGTGGTTGTACAAATCATATTTAAGTATTTTCCTGATTTCAGGAGAGTCCTTAATGAAATTCAAAGGTATTCTACATGNGGCCGGATTGATGCTGGTATTCTGGGGGTTGTGGATTTAAATACAGCTGACCTGATTGAATGTCTCAAGAAAAAGGAATTTACCAATGTTAGAAAATGGGTTGTCAATAACCTGAACAACGAGTCNGATGTCATATATAGAAGGATATATGATTCTTTATATGACCACTTAGAACCAACGACGATCCCAGAGGCGGTAATAATTATTGCAGAGTATCAATATAAATCTGCATTCGTTGCTGACTTTGAAATTAACTTACTTGCTGCATTAACCGAAATAATGTTAAGGTGTAAATTCAAATGAATCTAGAAGAAAAGGTAAAAGAATTAGAAGAAAGAATTGCAGAACTAGAAAAGGAACTCAAAGACTCAGATGACATGATTGAGGCACTCCAGGCAGCTTGTGCGGGGAGATTGGGTTGAATTTAGATGAGTGGTTAAATGAGGTACAGGAGGAAAAGGACAAGGAGGTTCCGTTTGAGGACACCGGAAAACTTGATGAGATTACCCTGACTCAGTGGCTCAATTCAATTGCATTTGATAAAACAGATTTAATGGACCGGTGGGACCGAGAGACACAATATAAACCATTTATTATTAATAAGTGTTTATCAGCATTCATTGACACTATTGCATATGTTAATGAAATGAATGTTAATAGTCATGTTGACTCAAAGCTTCAGTATGATTATTTTAGGAATGCATTAAGAAAGAGGAAACGATTTTCGAAGTGGTTGAGACCAGATACTCTTGACTCCGTTAAATTAGATTTAATTAAAGAGTATTATAATTATTCAACAATCAAAGCTCGGGAAGTTTTAGATTTGGTTGATGAAGAACAAGTGGAAAAGATGCAAAAGTCCCTGTATAGGGGTTAGTCTCTGATATTATAAATATTGTTGTCGTTGTGATAATAATATTAATAAAAGGTATTAAAATATGATTGAGACACTATTAGAAATAAAATTTAAGGAATCAGATGATTTTTTGAAGATAAAGGAAACACTGACTCGAATTGGTATAGCCTCTAAACGAGATAATAAATTATTCCAATCCTGCCACATACTACACAAACAAAGTAGATATTACCTTGTTCATTTCAAAGAGTTATTNAAACTTGATGGTAAACCAACTGACATATCTGAAAATGATATTGACAGACGGAACACCATTGCTAAATTGTTAAGTGAGTGGGGATTGCTGGAGTTGATTGATCCGATTGGGAATACGGTTCCCATGAGTCAGATTAAAATAATTAGTTTTAAAGATAAAGAAAATTGGGAGTTGGTTCCAAAATATAACCTTGGAGGTAAGTGATGAGTATTGAAGTTTTGAGATTGCGTTCTGGTGAAGATATTATAACAGATGTTGTTGGAGATACTGACCGTGCTGGAAAAATAGAAATTGATTCTCCGGCGGTGGTTCTTCCTATGTCCCGTGATAAGTCAGGTACAGTTCAATTGGGTTTAAGCCCTTGGATTCCGTACACCGAAGACGAAAGAATTACAATTCCGGCGGATTGGATTGTGACGAGAGTTAAACCAACTGAGGATCTTGCTTCCTCGTATTGTCAAATGTATGGTAAAATTATGACACCCGCAAGGGAACTTATAATGTGATTCCCTATTGACTTGGCCACGTTCTTGTGATATAATAATGATATGAGTGACTTTTATACGTTTGTTGAACAACGATCAGGGAAAATCCTGATTCGTGGATATGATAATGGTAAACAATATATTAAAAAATATAATTTCAAACCAGACCTTTTTATCCCAGCTGACCTTGTTTCGACCGAATTTTCTGAACATAAAGCTTTAATTGATTCGAAACCACTAACCAAGAAATCCTTTAAGTCTATTAGGGAGGCCGAGAGGTTTTCAAAGGAAAATTCTCTTCTTGGAATTTATGGTCAATATCCAAACAAATATAAATACATAGCTTCCGGGTGGAAGGATGGTGTTGATTATGACACATCCCTGATCCGCATTATCAATTTTGATATTGAAGTGATGATGCCACCGGAGGGTGGGTTTCCATATCCAGAGACTGCGAATGGTGAGATAAATGCAATCACCCTTTGTTATAATAATGTGTATTATGTCTTTGGAACCCTAGCCTATTCACCAAAACAGCCAAACGTCAAATATATGCTTTGTCGGGACGAAAAAGACCTCCTGAAAAAGTTTGTGAATATGTGGCATTGTATTACTCCAGATATTGTCACTGGTTGGAATGTTGAGGGGTTCGATGTTCCATATATTATTACCCGGATTCGAAAAATCCTTAGTCCCGAATGGGCGGATAAACTTTCTCCGTGGGGAACTATTGATGAACGAAAGATCACTCAGTTTGGTAAAGATGTAATAGTATATGATATTTTAGGTGTTGTCAATCTCGATTATCTAGCATTGTACAAGAAGTTTACATATAATCAAAGGGAATCCTACACACTTAATAATATAGCACATGAGGAGCTTGGCCAGAAAAAACTAGATTATTCGGAACACGAAACCTTGTTCAAGTTATATGAAAAGGATTTTGAAAAGTTCATTGATTATAATATTCGGGATGTAGAACTGGTTAAGAAACTTGATGAGAAGCTTAGACTCTTTGATTTGGTTTTTATGATGGCATATACCGCAAAGTGTAATCTCAGGGACGTTCTCGGGACTCTAAAGGTGTGGGAAACCATTTCATATAATTATTTAATTAATAAAAACATTATAATTCCACCTAAATCCAAACTTGATGATCGAGAGTTTGTCGGTGGATACGTTAAGGAGCCAAAGACCGGAAGGCATAAATGGATTGTTTCGTTTGACCTTGTTTCCCTGTATCCACATCTCTTGATGCAATATAACGTTTCCCCGGAGACAATGCGTCAGAAAGTTAATGTTGACATAGAGAAATTGATTACGAAGGACGGCCGTCCCACCGTTTCAGAGGATTCTCTGACAGCAAACGGGGTGTATTATTCTAACAAGACTCGTGGATTTATTCCAGAACTGATGGAAAAGTTCTTCTTGGAACGTAAACGAGTTAAGTTGGAAATGATCGAAGCTTCAAAGAGTGGTGATGTTGACGAGGAAGTAAAACTCGA